AATAAATATGAACTAATGCTCCACCTTGAATTGCACTGTAATTAGCACCATCTCCTATTGTTACATTTGGAGGACATGGAAAAAATACCGAACCTCCATCTCCACCTTGCGTTGGTGCACATTTAAATCTTATACATGGTCTATCAGGATTATCTCTTAAATCTAATGGAAATAATAATATACCACCACGAGTTCCCTTATAATCGTTTCTATTTCCTTTTAAACTTTTAACTTGGTTGATAACCTCTTGCGCCATCTTCAGTTTTCTCCTAAATAAGTTATAGTTCTATTTATAGGAAAACTTATGGCATATCGTGGGAAATATAAAGTTAAGAAACCAAATAAGTACGAAGGTGATTTTAAAAACGTAATTTATCGTTCACTTTGGGAAAGACAGTTCTTTAGATGGTGTGAAGACAACAGTGATGTTATCAAATGGTCATCTGAATCCGTTATTATTCCATATCGCTGTAAAACTGATGGTAAAATGCATAGATATTTTATGGATGTCAAAGTTAAATTTAAAGATGGTAAAACATTTTTAATTGAAATAAAACCTGAATCACAGACTAAACCACCCTTACAACAAAAAAGAAAAACACAAAAATATTTAAAAGAGGTTATGACATATACTAAAAATATTTCTAAATGGGAACAAGCAGAAAAGTATTGTCAAGTACGTGGATGGGAATTTAAGATATTCACAGAAAAAACTCTTAAATCTTTAGGAATTCGTCTCTTAACATCATAAATAGAGACATGGCGTCAATACTAAAAAAGTATGAGGGTGGATTAGCTTTTAATGAAATAGAAGCTTTTTCGCGTAAATCACGTCAATGGTATATAAATGAGTTACAAGATTTACAAGTAAATAGACAAAAACTGTTTAGAGATACGGAGGCAATAAAGAAAAATAGATTTCTTCCTGGCAAAATGTATATGTATTTTTATGACCCAAAACATAAAGACACATTACCATACTACGATAGATTTCCATTAATACTAGGATTAGAAACTACTAAAAATGGATTCTTCGGATTAAATCTACATTATCTTGACTATATGAAAAGAGGTTTATTACTAAACAGACTTATGGAGTTTAAAACAAATAATAGATATGACGAGACTACAAGACTAAGAATGTCATACAATTTATTAAAAAAAGCTAGTAACTTAAAGTTATTTAAACCGTGTCTTAAACAATATTTAAAATCTCAAATGATAACACCATTTAAAATGATACCAGCAGAATATTGGGAGACTGCAATATATATACCAAGTGAACAATTTAAGAAAAAGACAAAAGGATTTGTATTTAAAGAAAGTTTAAAAAAGGCACGTAACTAATGGGACTATTAGATAAAGTTAAAAATCAATTAAATCCACCGACAATAGATCAATTAAAATCGACTATTTCAAAACGAGGTGGACTTGCTACAACAAATAGGTTTGCAATATTCATGTCACCTCCTACTGCTACTTTTGTAAATTTAGATATTCAAGGTTTGTTAGCATCATCTGCTTCAGGTAATTTTGATTCAAGAGATTTTTTCAATGACCCTCGTGATATTGGATTACTATGTGAATCGTGTACTTTACCTGGCAAACAAATTACCACTTTAGATTATCCACGTTCGGGTTACAAAAATAATATTAAAGTACCGAATGGATATTTTAACGAAGATGTTACATTTAGTTTTCACTTAACAAATGATTTTTATATTAAAAAGATATTTGATAAGTGGGCAAACTCTATTATAAGTCCTGATACATACAACGTGGCTTATGATAGTGATTACAAAACAGATGTAACTATTCAACAATTAGATCAACAAAATGTCCCTATAGCTGGAGTTAAGTTAAAGGACGCATTTCCTATATCATTGAATGCTGTGACATTAGATAATAACGCACTGAATTCAACCCAAAAACTATCAGTAGTTATGGCGTATTCAGATGTAGTAGCTGAAGGAGCCTTGAGTAGTGTACTATCTGGCGCAAGGTCTTTAGTCAGTGGAGTTTTAAATATATTTTAATAATGGAGAAATAAAAAATGGCACTACCAAAACTAGAAACACCGACATATAAATTAACAATTCCATCAAGTGGAAATTCAATTACATATAGACCTTTTCTTGTAAAAGAAGAAAAAATTCTATTACTTGCACAAGAATCTGACGATGAAAATCAAGTAATTACAAGTATAAAAAATATTATTGAATCTTGTACGTTTGGAAAAGTTGATGTCAATTCACTTACAATATCTGATTTAGAATACTTATTTTTACAAGTCAGAGCAAAAAGTGTTGGAGAAACAACGAAAATTTTACTTCGTTGTGAAAAAAGTGGAGAAAACACAGAAGTAGAAATAAATATTTCAGATGTTTATCCGAAATCTTCTACAGAAGAAGTAATAGAAACTACATATAAATTAAGTGATGAGGTTGGAATTAAATTAAAACCAATCCTTGTAAAAGATTTATATAAATTAAATGGTGAAGAAGAGGGACTTATTACTCAATCAATAGCATCTGTTATCGGTCAGATATATGACAAAGAAACTTTATATGATGTTAGTACAGTTAGTGATAAAGAGTTAACTGAATTTATAGATTCGTTAACACACGAGCACTTACAATATATTCAAAAATATATTAACTCATTACCACAATGTAGTTTAGATGTAGAATTTGTAGGTTCAACAGGACATAAAAACAAACATACAATAAGGGGGATACGTAATTTTTTTGGATAAGCCTTTCACATGATAATATAATAAATCATTATCAAACTAATTTTACGTTAATGCAACACCATAATTATAGTTTGACTGACCTTGACAATATGATGCCGTGGGAAAGGCATGTTTACACTGATATGTTGAAAACATACATAGAAGAAGAAAACGAAAAAATTAAGTTAGCTCAGAGGAAATAGTAATGGCTGACGAAAATAAAGCTGAAGTTCAAAAGGCAACTGCTGAATTAGTTAAAGAGATTCGTTCTCAATTAATTGAAACAGGTAAAGCTGCAGGTAGATATAGAGACCCTGTAACGGGCCGTTTTGCAAAAGCACCTTCCGAACAAAAACAAACTTTATCAGACAAAGAAAACCAAAGAGAAACCCAAAAAGCTGAGAGTAAAAGACACAACGAATTGGTAGATGCTGTAAAAGACCTTGGTGGTAGTGGTGAGGGTGAAAAAGCTGCTAAAGGTGTAATGAGTAAAGTTGCCGGACTATTTGGCGGTGGTGGTGCTTTAGGTGTTGGTGTAGGA